TCGATTCAATCCGAGATGCTGCTTTCTTCGCGTAACACCAGAAGCAGTTCCGGGCCTTCCCCGGACGTTATGGGGCTGAAGGGCCTGCGCTTAGCCTTTGCGTCGGAGACGGACGAGGGGCAGCGCTTCTCGCCGTCCAAAGTGAAATGGTACACGGGCGGGGACCAGCTCGTCGGCCGGCACCCGCACGATAAATATGAGATTAGGTTCACGCCGACACATACGCTCGTTCTATTGACCAATCACAAGCCGCATGCGCCGGCGGATGACTTCGCGTTTTGGGAGCGAATTCATTTGATTCCTTTTAACCTTTCGTTTGTCGATCGAGAGCCGGTCATCAAAAATGAGAGACGAGCAATCAAGGGCATGGCCCAGGCGCTCAAAGAAGAGGGCCCCGGGATCCTGGCCTGGCTGGTGATGGGATGTCTATTATACCAAAGGGATGGGCTCAAGCCGCCGAAGGTAGTGACGGAAGCCACGGCCGCATACCGGCGGAGCGAGGATCTACTGGCCGACTTCCTGGATGCGTGTTGTGAGCTCGGAGAACACCGTGAGGCATTTGCATCGGAACTTTACTCGAAATTTACGGAATGGTACCGGGAAAACATCAATAAAAACGAAAAGGAAACCCCGACCCAAAAGAGATTCGGGACCTTGATTGCGCGAAGATTCGAGAGGTTGGCCGGCAATAAAAAAATCAAATACACCGGTCTCTCATTAAAATTTACCACAAACAAAAAAGATTGAGAAGAGGATCGGTTTTGATCCTCTCCTCAAATTTATTAATGATTTCATTTATGTACATAACAAGGAGAGGATCGAAGAGGATTATTCCCTATATACTTTTTTATAGCGTTTTTTAACTATATATACCCTAACTACCAGATTAATCATCTTCTATCATCTTCTTCTTTATAAGTAATTGAAAATAAAGAACAAATAGAGGAGAGGATCGGGAGAGGATCGAAGAGGATCGAAGAGGATCGAAAGCTTTAAAATTAATTTTAAACATAAATATTTAGATTGAATTTGTAAAATTAAGTTAAAAGTAGAAGTAAAAAAAATATATTATGTAAACTAAAGAAAAGAGAACTCTAAATTCCGATGAACGTTTTGGATTTGGCATATAAACACGGGTTGGAACCGAGGAAAACCGGGCACAATAGTAAATACAAAAGCCAGGAATATCATTCGGCTTGTCCTGGGTGTGGCGGAGAGAATCGACCAGGAGACCCGTCTGATCGTTTCATGATGTTTCCGGAGGCGCTTAATGAAGGCAAAGATTGCGGCGGGAAATATTGGTGCCGGATGTGCAAAAAATCGGGCGACGCGATCCAGTTTTTGAGGGACTTTGAAGGGATGTCCTTTATCGATGCGGTCCATGTGCTCGGGCGGGACCTGAAAGAGTTTGACGATGTGCGGCCGCGGAACGGATCCAGGAAGCCGGAATGGGAGCCGAACAAATACGAATCGCCGGAAAAGCTATGGACCGAGAAGGCGACCAAGTTTGTGAGTTGGGGTTATGAACAGTTATTCGCGAATCCGGATGTCATGGCTTGGCTAAAAGCCCGCGGAATCGATCCGGATCAGGCGGCGCGTTATGGCCTTGGTTGGAATCCTGGGGAAAAAGGGGGTCCACTTTTTAGGAGTAGAGAGGATTGGGGACTATCCAAACAAATTAACGGGTCGGGGGGGAAGGTGCCATTGGGTTTGCCGATCGGCCTAATCATCCCGACCTATGTCAACAACGAGTTATGGCGGGTGAGGGTCAGGCGACCGGACCCTTTGCCGCAACGGGCGGACGGGACGAAGTGGCCGCGCTATCATTTTGTACCGGGTTCGCGGGCCTGCACTATGGTGTTGGACCCGGAGCGTCGGGGGCATGTGATTGTGGAATCGGAACTGGACGCGATTTTAATATCGCAAGCCGCGGGCGATTTGGTGAGCGGGGCCGCGTTGGGATCGGTGTCGGTCAAGCCGGACGAGCGCACGTATAAAAAACTTAAAAGTAGTTTGCAAATTCTGGTCGCGATCGACTTTGATAAAGCGGGCGCCGGGGCCTGGCCTTGGTGGCAGGAACATTTTCCGGATTGTGAGCGGTGGCCGGTTCCGAAGGCGAAAGATCCGGGGGATGCGTTTAAAGCGGGGGTGGATGTGAGGGAGTGGATTAAGGCGGGGTTGCCGCCGGTGTTTGGGATATAGGAGATTGAAGATTTGTAAGATTTATAAAATTTAAGATTAAGGAGAAAAATATGAAAGAGTATTTAGACTATGTTCGTGTTTCGAAAGAGGGGGAGAATTTAATTCTCATTGTTCAATTGGATGGCGGCGGGGCGGCTGCGTGTTTTACGGAAAAGGATGATTCAATCGAAGTTTGCGGTAAATTAAGACGATTGGCGGATGTTATTGAAAGAGGAATTGAGGAGAGAAGTTTTAAGAGATAAGTCTTTTGCATTCAAAAGGAAGACCAAGTACATTTTAAAAAGGAGAGAGTTATGTTTAATTTTTTAAAGAAGAAGCAAAAAAAGGAAAAGGTGCATGGGAAAAAAATAATTTTGCGTCTTTTGAAAACAGGTCCGTCTTCTACAGTTCACCCTGACGGTCCCGATGAAATCTTTAAACGCGCATGGTTAATTGAAGAAAAACGGATTGATAACGTAAAACTTATTAATGTTTTATTTTGGTGGTACGATTTTGAGCAAAATTCCTGGTTCAGAACTGACGAGGTGGAGTATTATTTTGTTGATTGGAGTATATCTAAAGATTACATAGAGGTAGAAGTTGTTTGAAATAATTTATGGACCAAGAATTTAAAAACCTGAATGAAGTAGCAAAGTTTTTAAAGGCGGACGGGTGGGAGGTGGCCCAAAGCTCGATCTATAACCATGCCCAAAAGAAGTTGATCGGCAAGAACCGGAAAGGGGTTTACACGGAACGGGCGGTCAAGCAATACGCGCGGAATTATTTGAAGCTCAAAAATAATGAGATGACGGAGAAAAAATCGGGTTTATTCGACAAGAAAACCGCGATCGATATCATTCTGAAGTCCGAGATGGCCAAGACGGCCAAACATAAAAGGGAGGTGCGCGAGGGGCGCTATGTTTTGCGGTCGGAGGCGGAGTTGGAGTTTATCGGGCGATGGGCTTTGCTGGAATCGCAATTAAAGGCCAAGATGCAGCTTATGGCGGCGGACGTGGTTGTGATCGTGGGCGGGGACGAGCAAAAGATCGAGGATTTTATCAATTTCATGACGGGCCAGGTGGATGAGGTGATGAACGATTGCGCGGGGATGGAGGAGTTTCAATTGTTTTTGGAGAAAACCGAGGAATAAGATTTCACCGCAAAGGACGCAAAGGAACACAAAAAAAAAGGAATTATAAGAGAATTGGTTTAAAAAGATAGGGAGGGGAATATGAAAAAGAATAAAATTAAAATCGGATCGAAATATAGAATATTTTTTTCACCAGGTAATTTGAACAATAAGGTCATCCATGTTTTGGCAATAGTGGATGATGATCAGATTGTTTACAAATATTGGTTAAAGCATAAAAATCGATGGTATTACACAGTAGAGGATGAATATTTTTTAAATTTATTAATTGAAACGAAAAACATGAAAGAGATTTAGATTTCAGATGACCATTACGCTTCAAAAAGAATCTAATCGCTACAAAGTCACGATCCGGGGCAATCCGGAGTGGATGCCGGAGAAGTATAGGCAAAGGGCGGAGAGTATTGCGCATGTGTGCCGGATTACGAAAGGTGAGAGGAAGGTTTTTCAGAAGCGGGATAGGCCCAAGCCGAGCGAGTGGGTGGAAAAAAACCGGGTGTTGTCGGTGGGTCCGTTCGCGGGGACCAAGTGGAAAAATTCGACTACGCCTTATCTCAAGGATCTGATGGATGCGGTTTTTTATCCGTGCGTGCGCGAGGTATATTTATGCTTCGCTCCGCAAACCGGGAAATCGAGTTTTATCGACAATTGTTCGGGTTATGAGATCGATTGGCTTCCGGGCGATATCATGTACGTTTATCCGGATCAAGTCACGACCGAGGAAAACTGCACGGACCGGATTTTGCCCATGATTAGAAGCACGTCCTGCTTAAAAAGTTATTTGACCGGGATAAGCAATGACGAGACTTCCACGCGGATCAATTTGCAGCACATGAAACTGCATATGGCCTGGGCGACGTCGGCGACCAAGACATCCAACAAAACGATCAAGGGTCTTAAGGGCGACGAGATCGACAAGTACCCGGAAACGCCCAATAAGCACGAGGGTGGGATCATCGGGTACCTGCGCGCGCGCCTGATCTGGTACAAATACGACTCTAAAATGTTTTTAAGTTCCACGCCCACGGTCGAGAACGGGCCGATCTGGCAATGTTTGACCAAGGAAGCACAAGTGATTTTCGATTTTCACGTGGTGTGCCCGGATTGCGGGACGTCGCAACGCATGGTTTTCGATCAAATCAGGGTACCGGCCGGCGAGCGGGATGTGCAAAAGATCGAAAACGAGAGATTGGCTTGGTATGAATGCAGCCATTGCAAGGGTCATTGGAGCGATGTCAAGCGCGATTTTGCGGTGCGGATGGGGAAATGGAAAGCGAGAATCAACCACGGAACACACGGAATACACGGAAAAGAAGAAGAAGAATTGGAAATATTTGAGTATTTGGAGAAGTACAAACCGCGCAAGATCGGGGTGCATTTGCCATCATGGTATTCGTGGCTGGTTTCGCTTTCCACGGTCATGGCGTCATGGTTTAACGGGAAAAGCGATAAAAACGAATATAAGAATTTTGTCAATAAGCATGCGGCGGAGCCGTGGAAGACTTATACCAAGGAACATAAAGAGGATAAGATCAAGGCGCTGCGCGACGAGCGGCCTATGGGCATTGTGCCGGGCGGCGGGGTGGTGGCATGTTTGACGGCTGCGGTGGATACGCAGGATTTGGGTTTCTGGTATGAGATTAGGGCCTGGGGCTGGGGGCAGACTCAGGAGAGTTGGCAAGTGCGTTTCGGGTATGTGGATACGTTCGAGGCGGTGGAACAGATTTTGTTCGACGATGAATATTTGGATGCGGAGGGGAATAAATACGTGGTGGCGTTTACGGTCCAGGACGCCATGGGGCATAGGACGGCGGAGGTTTACGATTTTGCGCGCAAGCATTTGGGGCGATTAGAAGCGTTTCAAGGCCGCGAGCGGCAAACACAGCCCTGGCGGCACACGAACATAGAATATTATCCGGGTTTTAAGGGGGTCAATAAGCCTATCCCGGGCGGAGTGCGGCTCTTGCAGGTGAACTCGAATTATTTCAAAAATAGCTTGTCGAGCAAGCTGGATATTCTGCCGACCGATCCGGGAGCCTGGCATTTGTGCGCGGAGACGCATGACGAGTGGATCAAACAGATGTGCGCGGAGCATATCAATGATGAGACGGGGTTGTGGGAATGTCCGGAGAACGTGAAAAACCATGCTTGGGACGTGAGTTATATGCAGCTGGCGGCGGCGGATCGAATTGGAATGAAGTTTTGGAGTAAGGAGAAAGAATCCGCCTCCGCAAGGCCTCCGGCGGACAAGGAAACGAAGGAAGGGAAGAGGTGGTGATGGGCGATTTGACGATAAATGAATTGGCTAAAAAAATAGCCGTAAGTCGGTGGACGATTTATAAATTATTATCGCCAAAAAACCCGAAAGAGGCTGTGATCCCAAAAAAAGACTGGTATAAATTACCGGGTGGCGGTATCCGGATAAAGAAGTCAGTGGTGAAGAAATTACAGGGAGGGAAATAATGAAACAGACAAAGAATGCGGAAAAGATCGAAAAAATCGCGATTGGGAAGTTGAAACCCTATGAACAAAATTCAAAAATGCATCCGGGGGACCAGGTGGACAAGATCGCCAGGTCGATCGAGCAATTCGGGTTTAGGATCCCGCTTTTAATCGACAAAAACAACGAGATCATCAGCGGACACGGGCGCTATCTGGCGGCCATGAAGCTGGGGATCGAGGCGGTGCCTTGTATACGGGCCAAAAACCTGTCGACGGAGCAGATCAAGGCGTTCCGGATTGCGGACAATAAGGTGGCGGAGAGCGCGTGGGATGAGGAGTTGTTGACCCAGGAGATGATCGAGCTGTTCGAGGCGGATTTCGATTTGGGGATGACGGGGTTCAGCGAAAAGGAGTTGAAGGATTTGTTGAAAGATTTTGATCACGAAACACGAGGAAAAGAGAAACTCGCGCAAAGACGCAAAGGCGCAAAGAAAAAACCGTTGAAATTAAAAGAAAAATATGAATATCAGATCATCGTGGAGTGCAGGGGTGAGGCCCAGCAAACCAAATTGATCGAGCGATTTAAAGGAGAGGGGTTGAAATGCAGGGCAAAAAATAATAGAAGTCATTAATTTTTAATTGATAATTAGTAATTAGCAATTCATTTTTCATTAATCTGCCTAAATTTAATTAGCCAACCTTCATAAATCTTCATAAATTTTTCTAAGTGCACCCCAGTTCTTGTTGAAACCTGAGAATCAGGGGCTTGCGCAGCAACAAAAAACAATCGAGAATGTAAACTAATCATATTTCCTTCCCCCAAGGCGTGCAGGGGCGGTTTCGCGGTTGCGGGCCGCCCCCGGCATGAAAGGATGAATCCTCCTTCGCGGGGCCTACGGCGGACAAGGAAGGGAGATTTGAAATGTAAAATTTGAGATTTGAAAAAAACCGGCCTGAGCGATGCTGCACCATTACGCGGGTCGGATAGTAAAACCCCCAAGGCAGGCGGCGATAAGGCCGCCAAATGATGGACCCGGCTGGTGCAGAGTGCAGGCACCGGCCGGGTTTTTTGTTTTTTTAAAGGAGGTTTTCATGAAGAAAAATCTGATTTTAGGAATTTTTATTTTGTTGTTTTTCTGCGCGGGAGCATTTGCTCTACCGGGCATCGACACGGTCACGGGCACGATTCAGAACGGCCAGGTGATCACGATCAAGGGCACGGGGTTCGGCACTAACGGTCCCAATGTCGTATTTTTCGAGGATTTTGAGAACGGAATCGACAATGCCCGGATCGCGACGGCGCCGGCGGCCATCGGGGCCTGGACCAGGGGCAATCTGGACTATGCGCTCTACAGCGCGACCTGGGCGCATAGCGGAGCCAAATCCATGAAGAACAATTGGGATGTGCCCATCGGCGAACCAAACAACGTGGACGCGGCGCCGAAGATTTCGTTCGGCAATACGGACACTGTTTTTTACTCGTTCTGGACCATGGTACCGGCGGGGATGAATATTCCCGGCGACAATTGCACGGGCGGCAACCCGTACGGGCCCAATTGGAAATTTTCCTGGATGAACTTTGCTTCCAATGAATATATCAGCGCGATTGTGCTGAATTGCAATTTGACCTGGGGTTATTGGTTCGGCAATGGCGGCGAACCTAGAGCCGGCGATATCGAAGGTTCTTTTAAAATGGCGAAAGGGCGCTGGAGCCGCTTCGACTTTTATCAAAGGTCGTCATCGGGTAACGCCGGCGCCATCATCGGCACCGAGTTCGACGCGGTCAACGGCATGATCAAGCGCGTCGACAAAAACAACGTGTGCACTTCAACGGGCGGGGCGGTCTGGAATTACCTGCTCATTCCCGGTTACGGCCGGGGCAAAACCAAAAACGGGGTCACGGTGTACGATGACATTTACATCGCCACGGGTCCGGGGGCGCGGGCGCGGGTGGAGATCGGCGACGCCGCGACTTACGCGGCCTGCAAGAACATCGCGATCAGTACGGCGACCAGTTGGAGCGACATTTATATCACGGCGGTGGTGCGTCCGGGTTCGTTCGTCGATTTCAGCAAAGCGTATTTGTACGTGTTCGATAGCGCCGGCAACGTGAACGCGCAAGGGTTTGCCTTGAACAGCGCGCAGCCGCCGGTCGAGCCGCCGGTAATCCCGCCGGAGAGCACAGGGCCGTTGCACTCCTATAGTTCCGGAGTCACGGGCCAAATGCTTTTCGACGACAATTATATTTATGGCTATACCGGGGCGCGGTGGAAACGGGCGGCATGGAGCGCGGAGACTTGGTGATTTGTAAGATTTAAAAATCTTATAAATCTTTAACCGCGGAGAGGAGCACGCAATGACAATCGCATCGGTGGACAATTACATAGGATCGGTCAAGCAGTTCATCAACTGGTTTAAAACAGCCAGCATGACGGCCGTGGCCGGGATTCCCTTTTCCAATTTCGCGCAAGCGGGTTTGCCGGGCGCGGGGGCCTTGGCGGTCGGCAACACGGCCAACGGGATCGTGCCCACGGATGCGCTGGCCGGCTACCCGGTTATCGCGGCTTTCAACGTGCTCGGCCAGCTGGGCAAGGTCGATTTCAGTTGGTCGGTGCCGGGCAGATTGCACCTATACGACTGCCTGTTCTCGGCCGGGGCCTATGCTTACAACGCGGACGTGAGCCTGGCTTCGCAACCTTCATTCAGCGACCGGGTGCCCGGAGGCGCAGCCGGAGATAGCGGACGTGATGTCGAGCGTGGGCGCATGCTTTTTCATGCACCGCGAACGATTCATGGAACTGGGCGGATTGGATGAGAGGCACGGATCGTGGGGACAATTTGGTACAGAGGTGTCTTGTAAGTCCTGGCTTTCGGGCGGGCGGCAGGTCGTCAATAAAAAGACCTGGTTTGCCCACTTTTTCCGGGTGGGCAAACTAAAATTCCCTTATCCGATCAGTTGGGAAGCCCAGGAGCGGGCCCGGATATATTCGCGGGAGTTGTGGTTCGGAGGGAAGTGGGAGCAGGCCAAACGGTCTTTAAAATGGCTGGTGGACAAGTTTTCCCCGGTTCCGGGATGGGAAGAACATGGTTGGGTACCGGTGTGAAAACTGCACATGGTTCGATAGGGAGCATGATAGCTTGCAGGTCCTGAACACGAAAAACATGGGTTATTGCCGGAAGCATAAGCCGGTCATATTTCAGATAACGCGCGATCGATGGTGGTACGGCGGATGGCCGCTGGTGGATGTAAACGATTTCTGCGGGGAGTTTAAAGGGGAACCAATCAATGGGATGTCCGGGTGAAGTTCAAATAGGAGATAGTCTGGTTTTCAGCATCTGCACCCACGATGCGGACACGGGCGCCCTAACGGATGCCGCCGGCGCCCCGACGTACCGGGTGTATGAAGACGAGACGGCCGTCCCTATTTTAACGGGGACAATGGCGGTGCTCGATACCGTCAACACGACGGGGTTTTATACGGAAAAAATCGACTGCACCGTCGCCAACGGATTCGAGAACGGCAAGACCTACACCGTTTATATCGAGGCGACCGTCGACGGGATAACCGGCGGGATCACGTACGCCTTTAAGGCTTATGCTCTGCTTGTCCCGGCGGGGACCGGCGCCATAACCTGGACCTATACGCTCACGGACGCGGATACGGGTGCGCCGATCGACGGGGCCGAGGTCTGGGTGACGACCGACGGGGCCGGAACGAACGTCATCGCCAGCGGGGTGACCAATACGAGCGGGGTCGTGACATTTACTTTGGACGCGGGCGCGGTCTATGTCTGGCGCAAAAAGGCGGGGTATAATTTCACGAATCCGGATGCGGAAACAGTGGCATGAGAAACAATTTTAAGGCGGAGTAAAGCAATGGGCGGAACGGGAACGGGAACCAAGACGACGACAAGCGGGGCTTTCACGACCTGGGCGGCATTGAAAACGCAAATGCTGAACGATATGGCGAGCGGGAGTTGGCGCACGGAGTCATACCAGATCGGCGACATGAACAAGAAGTTTCGTTCGTTCGCGGATTTCAAGGAAGCGCTCGGTTACGTCACGGACATGGCGGCGGTGGAGGCGGGAACGACGACGAGTCGGGTGTATGCGAAGCAAGGCGGAAGAGATTAACCACGGAACAATTTTAAGCAACATAAAATTGTGAACACACGGAATACACGGAAAAAGAAGAAGAGAAAATTTTTTATATTTTTAAAACCCTTATGTTTTTATGTTTTTATATATAAATTTCTTTTTCCGTGTGTTCCGTGTGTTCCGTGGTGAAAGGTTTTTATCATGATCGATCTGTTAGGCAAAATTGAAAATACGCTTGACCGGGGCTTGGGTGTATTTTTCCCCAAAGCAGAGGCACGGCGGCGGATTCAGCGCCTTGCTCTACAGGAGATCCGCGCGGAAGCCAGGAACATAAGCGAACGCCACGGCAATTATAATCTCTATGCGGCGGCCAAGACGACGCGCTTGACCGGGTCCTGGCGGCCGGTCAACGCGAACGTCAACGATATCGTCACGGGTTCGTGGGACACGACCACGGCGCGCGTGCGCCAACTAGTGCGCGACTTCCCTTATTTTGCGCGGGCCACGCGCATCATGGTCGATTACAGCGTGGGCAGCGGCATTCTTTTTCAATCGCGCATCCGCGATGCGGACGGCAAACTTAATCGGTCGCTCAATCAAAAGATCGACGATGCTTTCAAGTTTTGGGCGGACGAGGCGGATTTCAGCAAACAACTCCATTTTTACGAAATGCAGTCCCTGGCCAAGCGCCAGGATATGGAAACCGGTAATTTTCTGTTGGTTAAGGTCAATGCGCCGGCCAAGGGGCGCTTTTTGCCTTTTGCTCTGCGGATCTACGAGCCGGATTGGTTGATGACTTCCTTAGACTCGATCAACGGTAATATCCGGATTCAACGCGGCATAGAGTACAATTACGAGACGGGCGAAACTCTGGCCTATCATTTCCAGGACCCGGACGCCTGGAACAGCAAAAGCGGCATCCGCATTCCCAAAGCCGACGTCATTCACGGGTTCGAAACTTTGCGGCCGGGGCAACGCATGGGCATATCGCCCTATGTGGCGGGTGTGCTTTTGGCGGGCGATCTGCAAGCCACCATGGAGGCGGAGATCGACGCGGCCAAAATGGCTTCCAAGTGGCTGGCGATCGTGGAGACCGATAGCATGGTCGCCGCGCAACTCGGGCGGGGGGTTACGACCGAAAACGGCAAAAAAATAGAATCGCTCGAAAACGCGATCATCGATTATTTGCGGCCGGGCGAGAAGATGACTTTGTCGAGCAATCCGCGGCCGGGCGATAATTTTGCGCCTTTCGTCAAATTAATCGTGACCATGCTTTCGGTCGTGACCGGAGCGCCCTATGAATTGCTCTCGGGTAATTACGAGGGCATGAATTTTTCCACCTCCAACACGGTGCGCAAGGATTTTGCGCACGCTTTGAAACCGATTTGCGTGCGCCATATCCGTCAATTCTGTTTGCCGATCACTTACGGTTTTTTCGATGCGGCGGTCTTGAGCGGCAAATTGGATTTGCCGGGTTATTTCACGCAGCCTTATGCGTACCTCAAAACCGAATGGCAACCGCCGGGCATGGAAAGCATTAGTCTCATGCAGGAGACCAAGGCTTTGATCGATCAAGTGGCGGCGGGGATCCGTTCACCACAGGAAATCGTCAAGGCGCGCGGAAGGGATTTGGAAGAAGTTTATAACGAGATCGCCGAGGCCCGGGATATGGCCGAGGAAAAGAAATTGGATTTCAGCGAAAAGCCGAGCACGGCAATGGCGAATAATCCGGCGGCAATGGGGGCGTCGGACGTAGCAAAGGGAGGAGAAGAAGAATGAAGAATAAACCACGGAACACACGGAAAGAAGAACAAAAAGAAAATATTTTTATCAGAGCCGAGGAAAAGGAAGCTTTGACATATAGGACGGTGGCGATCGGGGCCAGGGCGGAAGGGGGACCTACGAGTCTGGACGAGAAGACCAGGTCGATCGAGGTGGTGGGCGCCACGGAAAATCCGGTCGAGGTGTGGGACTGGGAACGCTGGGAAATAGTCCGCGAGGTTTGCCTGATGAGCGGATGTGTGCTGCCGGCCAACCGGCAAACGGTTTTGCTGGATACGCATCAACGCTACGGCACGGGCAGCGTGGTGGGATCCTATCGCGATATGCATATCGAAAAAAATCAAATGGTGGGTAGGGCTTATTTCACCAGTCAACCGGAAGGTGAAAGTCCTTACATCAAAGTCAAAGAGGGGCATGTGACCGACTTCTCGGTCGGTTACCGGGTGACGGAATCGCAATGGATTAAGGCGGGCGAGACGAGCGTTATCCAGGGCCGGAAGTTCGAGGGGCCCTTGCGGGTCACGACCAAGTGGGTCCCGCGCGAAATGAGCGTGTGTCCCTTGGGGGCGGATGAAATGGCGAAGGTTAGGGAAGACAAATCTAAAATTTCAGATTTGAGATTTCAAACGGAAAACGAAAAGGAAAACAAAAAGGAGGAGCAAAAGATGAACAAGAAACTAAGGGAGTTGTTGATCAAACGAGGGCTGCCCGTGGAGGCCACCGAGGACGAGGCCTGGGAGTTTTTGGTCAAGCTCGGATCGACCGAACGGGCTGATGATTTTGCAAAGCAAAATCATGTGGTAACCGAAACGGTTGCGGTTGCGACGGCCAATGCCGGCATTCAAACGTCGGACCCGAAAACGATTACGCGCGAGGCCATTCAGGCCGAGCGCGAGCGCGTGACGGAGATCGACGCCATGTGCGTCAGGTTCGAGGTTCCGAAAGAAGAACGGGACGCCATGGTGTCCAAAGGCATGGAAATCGATCAGGCGCGCAAAACGGTCATGGGCCTGATGGAAAAACGCCAGAAAGAAAATCCGCAGCGCCTGCCCACCTATCCCATGATCGAGGGCGTGGCCGACGAGGGCGACAAGTTCCGGGCGGCGGCGAGCGATTCATTGATTTTGCGGGCCGGGAATTCTCAAATGCAAGAGAAGACCGCGGCCCCGGGCGCAAGCGAATTAAGAAGTTATTCCTTGCGCGAGATGGCGCGACTCTGCCTGCAAAGAAGCGGGGAGCGAGTATCCTTCAATGTCATGGAGATGATCGGGCGAGCCATGGTGACGGGCGACTTTCCCTTGATCCTGGCGAATGTGGCCAACAAGGAATTATTCGCGGGTTACGAATCGGCGCCGGAAACCTGGCCGATCTGGTGCGCGACCGGGTCGGTTTCGGATTTCAAAACTCATTCCGCGGTGCGACCGAGCGAGTTTTCCGATCTTGATGAAATTCCGGAACATGGCGAGTATAGATTCGGGAAAATCACCGAAGGGCGCGAACAATATTACGTGACTCCCAAGGGAAAACTGTTTGCCCTGACTCGTCAAACTATTATCAACGACGATCTCAACGCGCTCAGCGACACGCCGCGCTTCTTCGGCGAGGCAGCGGCTCGGAAAGTGGGCGATGCGGTTTATGCCATTTTAACCGCCAACGGGAACATGGGCGACGGGCATGCGCTTTTTAGCGCAACGTATCATAGCAACGTGGGCACGGCCGGAGCAATCTCGGAAGTCACGATGGCCGAAATGGTTTTATTGTTCGGCGTACAGAAGAATCTACAAGGATTGCAAAACCTGAATATTCCGTTGAATTACATTATCGGACCCAAAGCCATTGAGGGCAAAGCGGAAGTGTTCTTCGGCTCCACTCATTTTGCGACCACCAATGAAGCCGCCACCAGGTCCA